GTTGTAAAGGCTTGTGAAGGTGGGGAAGAAAAAATAATTCGTTTCGGTCAAAGAGGCGTAAAGGGTTCTCCAAAGAAAAAAGGAGAATCAAAATCATACGCTAATCGACGCAAAAGATTTAAATCAAGACACGCAAAGAATATTGCCAAAGGAAAGATGAGTGCGGCTTACTGGGCGGATCGTGTAAAATGGTGACATGATGAGTGATTTATCAGATCTTTTTAGATTAGTTGCCGAAGAAAAGAAAAAGAAAAGAGAAGAAATAGATTCTTTGATTGGAGATTCTTTTGATAAACTTTTTGTAGAGCAACTAAAATCTCATAAAACTCCGGAACAATTAGCAAAAAAACACAAGGTTCCTGTTTCCCAAATTAAATCTCAACTTAAAAAAGGAACAAAAGTAGAAAAGGAACATACTAAAAATATAGAGTTGGCGACTACGATTGCTTCTCAACATATTGACGAGTTACCGGATTATTATGACAGATTATCTAAAGTAGAGAAGAAACCCATAAAGGAGGGATTACTTAATATTCCGCCACAAGAAAAAACACCAGATCCGCTATCTCCACTTAATCAAAACTTCGCAACACTTGATGATCTCCAAAAACATTATAAACTTTTTCTTTCTCGCATTCAACAACAGCTTTCCACATTAGGTGGAGGAGGAGAAACAAATCTAACCTATATGGATGTTCCCACAACATCCGTGACTACATCATCATATAATATAAGACCACAGGACTACTACATCGGCGTAAATTATGCTGGTGCAGTTACCATTACTTTACCTAGAGCAGACAGAGAAGGGAAAGTTTTTGTTGTCAAAGATGAACTGGGAGAAGCATCTAAAGGAACGAATAGATATATTACAATACTTCCATCTGGGTCTGATTTGATTGATGGTAAAGATAGAGCAATTCTTGCTTATGATTATGGTAGTTTAACATTTATTTGGAAAGGTAATTCCTGGAGGGTAGTCTAATGTCTCATTTATACGATCAATCGCCATTAGGTAAGGGATATAGTGGAGATTTATTTGGAAGATTAAAAGTATCAGAACCTTTTACTCTATTTGATTCAACTCACAGATATTCCCAAGATGGAGATTTTGATGATGTGGTAATTGGTTCTGGTTCTACCGTTGGAATTATTACTTCTCAAAGCACAGCAACTTTAACAATTGGTTCTACATCCGGTTGTTCTTTAGTTAGAGAGAGTAAAAGGGTATTCTCATATCAACCAGGAAAATCATTACAAGTTCTACAAACATTCGTAATGAATCCACCAAAAGCAAATCTAACTCAAAGAGTTGGTTATGGTGGATCTGAAAATGGAGTATTTTTAGAACAAGTAACCAATTCTTTAGGAATTACTACGGTTTATTGGATGATGAGAACTTCGATTTCTGGTATTACAACAGAAATTAGAGTTCCTCAAACAGAATGGAATATTGATAGATTTGATGGAACAGGAGTGACCGGGCATATTTTAGATTTAACTAAGGCACAGTTAATGTTTACTGAATATGAATGGTTAGGTGTTGGTGCCGTAAGATGTGGATTTGCTCACGAAGAAGGTAGTTTTCACATAACACATAGATTTGAACACGCAAATGTTCTTGATAGTGTTTATATGACTACGGCATCACTTCCTGTTCGCTATGAGATTTTAAATACCGGAAATGTCGGATCTTCTTCTACTATGAAACAAATTTGTGTTTCTGTTCAATCAAATGGAGGATATGAAAGAACAGTTTCACCAAATGTTGCGAGAATGAAAAGTATTAAAGTTGGAGTAGGAACAACAACATCATTTACTCCCTTAGTAAGTTTTAGAATTGCTCCAGGAAGAGAAGATGCCATAGTATTACCAAATCAATTTAACGTAATTGTAAGTAGTCAGCAAGAAAGTGCCTGGGAAGTAGTTTTGATTAAGAATGCATCTCTTGTAGGAGCATCTTTTACCGGAAGTGATTCTCCAAATGTTCAATATGACATTACTGCTTCGGGTATCAGCGGAGGGACTATTTTCAGAAATGATTACACATCCTCGGCAAATAAAGCTTTTGTTCCTTTCAATCAAGAAGAAGGTTATAATTTTGATTTGCAGTTAGGAAGAACGCAATCAAAAGTAAGTGATATTTGCACCTTAGCAATAAAAAAAATATCCGGAGCAGATGGAGATATTATGGGTTCTTTAAGTTTTTATGATTTAACATAATGTCTGACAACATCTATCTCGGCAATCCTTTACTCAAAAAGGCAAATACGCAAATTGAGTTTACAGAAGCACAAATTATTGAGTTTCTTAAATGTAAGGATAATCCAGTTTATTTTGCCGAAAATTACATCAAAATTGTGAACGTGGATGAGGGTCTTGTGCCCTTCAATATGTATCCTTTTCAGAGAAAATTAATTGAAAATTTTCACAATCACAGATTTAATATCTGTAAAATGCCCCGTCAGGTTGGAAAAATGTTATCTTTGGATACACCTATTCCAACTCCAGAAGGATGGTCCACCATTAATGATTTAAAAATTGGTGATACAATTTTTGGAAGGGATGGCATCTCGACAAAAGTTATTTCAAAATCTGAAGTGCAAACAATCGATACATATGAAATAGAATTTGATAATGGAGAAGTTATAAAGTCTTGCAGCGAACACTTGTGGTCTGTATCTCATTCAGATTGGTATCATAAAGAAAAAATATTAAAAACAAAAGATATTATAGAAAAATTTGAAAAATTAAAAACTGTAAAGAAAAGTTCTTCAATTTATACAAAAATAAGTTCTGCTATCGATTTGCCGCATATAAATTTACCTATAGATCCTTACACTTTTGGAGTATGGTTAGGTGACGGAAGTAGAAGTAATGCGTCTGTAGTTGGATTATATGAGGATATAGAAAATATATCATCAAATATACCATTAAAAATAACTAATAGGTACAAATATAAAAAAAGTAATGTTTGGCAATATTCATATGAAAGTTTATATAAAACTATTAGAAAATTAAAATTGAATGATGAAAAATATATACCCAATGAATATTTGAGATCATCAATAGATCAAAGATTAGAACTTCTTAGAGGATTGATGGATACTGATGGGTCAGTAACTCCTAATGGTGCGTGCGAATTTTATCAAAAAGAAGGATCTTTGTTACTACAGGTACGAGAACTTATTTCATCTCTCGGAATAAAAAGTAGGCTCAGATATAAAAAAGTTCCTGGTTATTCTGGATTATATGGAACAATTAGATTTTGTACCAGTAAATATGATGTATTTAAGTTGCCTAGAAAGTTAGAAAGACAAAAAAATTTATTTAATCATACAAAAAATGAAAGATTATATATTAAGAATATAAAAAAAATTAAAACTGAACCAATGCAATGCATTTCAGTTGATAATCAAGATCATTTATTTTTATGCGGACAAACTTTTATCCCAACTCATAATTCTGTTACGACAGTTTCTTATCTTTTACATTATATCGTCTTTAATGATAATGTGAATATTGGTATTCTGGCAAACAAGGCAACAACATCCAGAGAACTTCTTGGAAGATTGCAACTATCTTATGAAAATCTTCCAAAATGGATGCAGCAGGGAATTGTATCGTGGAATAAAGGTTCATTAGAATTAGAAAACGAATCAAAAATTGTTGCTGCTTCTACATCAGCATCCGCCGTTCGTGGAATGTCTTTCAATATTATTTTTCTGGACGAATTTGCGTTCGTTCCAAATCATATTGCGGATGAGTTTTTTGCATCAGTTTATCCCACAATTTCATCTGGTAAATCCACAAAAGTTATTATAGTTTCAACTCCAAAAGGTATGAATCACTTCTACCGAATGTGGCACGATGCAGAAAGACGTAAAAATGATTTTATTGCCACAGAAGTTCATTGGAGTGAAGTTCCAGGTAGAGATGAGAAATGGAAGGAGCAGACGATTGCAAACACAAGTGAGGAACAATTTAGAGCAGAACACCTATGTGAGTTTTTGGGATCAATTGGAACACTCATCAATCCAAGTAAATTAAAAACACTCGTTTATGATGACCCAGTAAAAAGGGGAGATAAAGGATTAGATGTATATGAAGAACCAAAGGAAGATCATGATTATTTGATGACTGCAGATGTGGCAAGAGGAATTGGTAATGATTACTCCGCATTCATTGTTTTTGATATTACTAATTTTCCATATAAGGTAGTCGCAAAGTATAAAAATAATGAAATCAAACCCATGCTATTTCCAAGTATTATTGAGAAAGTTGCAAAAGCTTATAATAATTCTTGGATTTTAATAGAAATTAATGATATCGGAGATCAAGTAGCAAACATATTACATTATGATCTAGAATATAATAATATTTTAATGTGTTCTATGAAAGGTAGAGCGGGCCAAATTGTGGGATCCGGATTTAGTGGCAAAAGAACTCAAATGGGCGTAAGAATGACCGCTTCGGTTAAAAAATTAGGATGTTCTAACTTAAAACTTTTAATTGAAGATGATAAATTGATTGTTAATGATTATGATATTATTGCAGAATTAACCACTTTTATTCAGAAACATAACACATTTGAGGCAGAAGAAGGTTGTAATGATGACTTAGCGATTTGCCTTGTAATCTTTTCTTGGTTGGTGGCACAAGAATATTTTAAGGAGATGACGGAAAATGATATTCGTAAGAGAATATATGAAGAGCAAAAAAATCAAATAGATCAGGATATGTCTCCCTTTGGATTTATTAATAATGGATTAGATGATTATGATGTTGCGGTCACCGTTGATAATGCTACAGGGGACAGATGGATGCTTGCTGGGCCAGATAATAAGAACGAATCCTTGGAAATCTGGAATCTTGATGAATATGGAGATCGCTCGTATATGTGGGATTATGGATAACTTTATAGAAACGAAGGAAATTATAAATACTTTTAGATAGTTTTGGATAGACGGAGAATAAAGATGCCCTTAAATTTAGCATCTCCTGGAATTGTAGTAAGAGAAGTTGACTTAACCTCTGGTAGAGTTCAACCATCTTCTGGTAAGGTAGGAGGAATTGTAGCACCTTTTGCAAAGGGTCCTGTCGATGTACCAACTTTAGTAGAGAGTGAAAATGATCTATTAACCATTTTTGGAGAGCCATATCCAACAGATAAGCACTACGAGAGCTGGTTAGTCGCTTCATCTTATCTTTCCTATGGCGGATCATTAAGAGTTGTGAGAGCAGACGACACTAATGCAAAAAATGCCTTTGTTGGGTCTGCAAGCAGCGTAAAGATTAAAAGTTTAGAAAATTATGAAGATCTTGGATATGATGAAAATACGATTACTGGAGTTATAGTTGCGGCAAGAAATCCTGGTTCTTGGGCGAACGGAATCAAGGTTGGAATTATCGACGCTAAAGCAGACCAAATCTTAAGTGGTATTACAACCAGTGCCGAAGTTCCAGTTATTCAAGTTGGATATGGAGTAACAGTATCTCTTGCTGGAAAAGTAGACTCTAGTTCTGGAACTTCAATATCTCTAAATGATTCATACCTAAAGGGAATTATTACTGGAATTTCAACTACAACCGGTTCTAGAGATGTCTCTGTTAAAATTTTAAGTCGTGTATCTGCAGCAGGAACAGAGACTATTGTCGATTATCAACAAGATGGAGTTTACTGTTTCCCAGAAACCGGTTCTATTAACATAATGAGAAGTGGAGATGGGGTTTCTTTAGGATCCACATCATATAATGGTGAAGTTGACTGGTTTAGTCAACAATATGTTACATTAACTAATTCCACCATTCAGTGGAACAATATTGCCCCAGCACCCGGAACATCATCTTATGCAGAGCCAAGAGGATCTCGATTTGATGAGGTTCATGTTGTAATAGTTGATGATTTGGGAAGCGTTACTGGTAATGCCGGAACAATTCTCGAAAGGCATTTGGGTCTTTCTAAGGCAACCGATGCTGAGTTTTCTGCAGGAAGCACCGCTTATTGGAGAAAATATATCGCAGAGGGTTCTTCCATCATTTTTGCCGGGGGAGCACCAACTGGACTAACTACAACAGGTTTTGATGCAGGTCAGTTTGATTTAACAACTGATAATGGATGGGACCAAGATGCCGAAAATGTTATTTTTGGATCTGCCGGATCTAATACCTACACCTTGGGTGGCGGACTGAATTATGATGGTGGAACAAATCTTAGTGCCGATGGTGCTCTTACTGCAACTCTAGCAGAACTGGAGGATGGATATGATTTGTTTGAGAATACAGAAGACATTAAAGCGGACTTTCTTCTAATGGGTTCTGCTGGTTATGCCAAAGAGACCGCACAGGAACTTGCGAATAAACTTATTTCTGTTTGCGAAATAAGAAAGGATGCAGTTGCCTTTATAACTCCTTATAGAGGAGCATTTCTTTCCGACAATCCGGTGGAAGGAGATATTACAATTAGAGCGGCAGAAGATATTACTAAAAATATAATAAGTTTCTTTTCTCCTATAGCATCTTCTTCTTATGCGGTATTCGATTCCACATATAAGTATGTGTACGATAGGTTCGCAAACACTTATCGTTATATTCCTATG